CCACGCCCACTATCTCTTGCTCTCCACACATGGCAGGCGCAGGTAACTTTCGCGCTGCGTCATTACCGGCTTTTGCTGGTTTTGGAATCACGTTCTATTGGGAATACTATTCAACAAATTCTGTTGTTTCTAGAGCGGTTAACGGTGTTGCCCTTTGTTCCAGCGAGCTTTAACCCATGACCTACCAACTCACCGCACACGACACCATCCTCCGTCTTGAGGACAACGCCTTTATCCCACCCGACCCAGCCAACATCGACTACGCCGCCTACCTCAAATGGGTGGAAGCGGGTAACACCCCCGAGCCGGCCCCTGCCCCTCCCGCCCCTCCCGCCCCGCTTACAGCGGCGGAGAAGCTGGCCCAGGGGGAGCTGTTCCTGCAAAACGGCGCCAACGCCAAACCCAGGACCATTGCCAGCAGGTTGAAGGACACGATCAGCGTTAAGGACTTTGGCGCTGTCGGGGATTTCAGCACCGATGACACGGTTGCTTTGCAGGCAGCCATTGATTATGGCGGCAGTAGTGGCCATGCCATCTACATCCCATCTGGGGGTTATCGCATCTCGGCACCCTTGCGGACAGGGAAGGCTGGCCCGCCGGTCAAGATCTTTGGCGATGGGTCCAGCCATTCGACGATTGTCCAGTCCACTGCTGGTGCCAATGGGATCGAACACGACTGGAATCCAGTCACGGTTGCAGTGGCAGGGCAAACCTGCACGGTTACCTGCCAACACCCACACGGCTTCTCCAATGGATCTATCTCCCGTCCTTTGAACAAGGGGCCGTTGTCTTGCTTGCCCAAGGCGTTCCTGGGGCCCGCGAACATCACGGTGACATCGCCCACCACGTTCACGCTGGCAGTCGCCAATGGCACGGCAGTGCCAGCTGTGCAAAGCGGGTTTATCACACCCGGCTACGGGCGAGCGATCAGCATTGAAGGCATTGCCGTTCGCTCTGGCCAGGGCCCTGGCGGCATCGCCAGCATTAACGGCGGCGCTGCCTTCGTCATTGCCCTGGAAGGGAACGGACCCTATACATCCAGGTGGGAAGACATTGCGGTCAATGGCTTTAATGCAAACGGCAGCAATGGGTGGAATCGTGGGGCGATTATCTACGGTCCCACCGGGGTCTACTGGAGTGATGTCTCCATGCTTGGGCGTAACAGCTTCAACGAATCCACGCCTGCTGATTGTGTGGCGCTGAAGCTGACAACCTATTCATCCCAGGCAGCTGGCACCAGCGGCGCTGTTGATGGTGCATACAACTCCAAGTTCAAGAACCTGCAGCTGAACTACTGGACAAAGGCAATTGAGCTTTGTTCTGAGCAACAGGAAGTGGTCCTTGCGGATGAAACTCACGGCCTTGAGGGTATTGTGTTTGATTCTGTGGAAGCAGGAGGTCACCACTTCTGCAGTCACACCAACAACATCTGGCATACATCTAAGCTTTCTCAGCTTGGACTCTCGTTCAAGTTTATCAACTGCAATGCTGAACTGAGTGGCTATGCCTTTGATTTCAACGGAGCTGGGAATGTTGACATCGCTGGCGGCACCTTGCTGATGAACGGCGGGGAGAAGGGCAACGTCCCCCATGGAGAGAACATCAACTATGACGTGCTCAAGTTCACCAACACCGAGAACGTCAGGGTCTCGGGCGCCGAGCTGGTGGTGTTCTTCACGGTGGGCCAGGTTGCTGGCTTCACTGGGTCCAAGGGACACCTGTTCAACTTTGCCGATGGCGCTGCTGGGATGAAGAACAGAGGCTGCGTGATTGAAGGAACACGCTGGACTGTCCAGGACGCAGCGCAGCTGGATGTGGAGGGTGGCATCCGTGTTGGCGCCCAGGCCGAGAACATCAGGGAACGGGCTAGCCTGTTGGTCAGGTACGCATCCCAGGGCCCTGTGTTCACCCGAACAGGTGGTGCAGTGGGCTGTTTCAGCCAGTCGTACGTCGCAGCACTGAATGACGGCGACAACCGGATCACATGCGATGAATACGGCAATGTGATTCTGATGGGTCAGTCTGTTGTCACCCCGGATGGAGCCAGGGAAGCGGTGTTGCGATGGCCTAGTGGGTTGTTCAGCTCTGTTGACCCATTCATCCAGGTGCAGTCCAATGACGCCGACACAGCGGATGTCATTGGCTATAGCGTGCCAGCGATTGACCTCGACTGGCTGAGTGCTGCATCGGTCAAGATTCGATTTAGCGATACGCCCGACATGGTTGGGAAAGCGCAACGCGTTACCTATTCCGTATCTGGCAAAGCTTAAGCACAACCATATCCTTTATCGCCTAAACACAACCATGCAAACCTGGTTACGCAATTCCATAATCGGTGTCGTAGTCAGCATCTGCATTCTGTCGGTGAGTTGGTGGTGTGCCTGCACTTTCCTTGTGGGCCCCAAGCTGTTCCATGCCGCGATGGCAGGAATACTGAAAGAAGAGCCCACCGTTTGTTATGACGTTGATAGCAGGGCCATACAAACATTGACATCATTGCTTGCCACGCTGCTCAGCCTTGGCAGTTCCATTAAGGATTAGGGCGTTCGACGGAAGGTAACACACCAGCCAGTACCAGCACCATCAGCTTCCCAGCGTGGCAACCAGTTGCGCCAGGTATAGCTGACACCCTTGCCGCCAGCCCCTACCTGGACATAGCCGCCATTGACAGCATCCAGCTCGCCATAAGGGTCATGGAATACAGCAACATTTTGTTCAACACCAATGCATAGCATCCAATGGCCGTCACCGCTGGGGGCATGGACATTGCCATGGTGCAGGATGCCAGTTGCTACCGGGTAACCCTCTTTGATTTCTCGCTCCAGCAGATGGCGATCACCATCTGTATGGAAGTGGGCATCAACACCGAAATCCCTAAGCGCTTGCACCTGGGCATAGGCATCAGTGGTGTCGCCATGCATCAACACCCGGTGTAGGTAGTCGTCATCTGCATTGGAACCTTTCAGGGCATCAGGCAGCAAGAATTTCAGCCCCATGGCACAGCTGCTGCTGAAGCACATGCGATAGCCCATGCCAGTGGCTGAATCCACCTGGCTGTAGTACTGGGCAACGGCCAGGGTGGTCATACTGAGGGGGCGTATTACTCCGCCTAACGGTAGCGATGGCAGACCTACACGAAAAGCTGCAACGGATGCATGAGGTCTTGATTGACCAGGTACTGGATGACCTAGAGGAAGGCAACCATTCAGCCCGTATCACGGCCATGGCACTGCTCAAAAACAGCAATATCCAGGCAGTGATGCAAAACGATGGCGCCATGGCCAAATTGGCTGCCAAGTTGGACTTCTCAGCCATGGCAGACAAGGTGGTAGAGCTCAAACCCGTCCGACCACCAGCCGCTTAGTACCCCCCTGGGCCCCATTAGCTGGTTGGGGCCTCCAGCCAAGGGCTAAAGCATCAACACAGGCCCCAGTTTCATCCATCCAGGCGGCATATGCCTCCTGTTGCAGCTGATCTGCCCGGTGTTGAGCTGATTTCTGCTGGTCCTGGGCCGCAGAATCAGTGAAAAATGCCACTGCAATGGCTAATGCATCAATCCGGTCATCAAAAGGCAGGCAACCACGCTCTGGGGTGAGCCTGCTCATCTGATATGCAATTGACCGCTGGTAGCCAGTCTCAGGATCATCCTCAGTCAGGCGGTAATCGAACTTAATTACCCGTGATGTGAACACCAAACGGTGCTGTTGGATGATTGGCCCAAGCGTGTCACATAGCCTTACCTCCTTTCGTTGGCTGTGCTGTACCTCTTCGATGGTGACTGGATGGCCAACACGTATCATGTGTGGCTTCAAGAGTTCCGTAAACATTCCTCCGCCAAAATTGCTTTCCGCAACCACATAGTTCACCTCCCAACGCTTGGCACATTTGGCTAGGAACTCCAACACCTCATCTGAATAGCCAAGCTGGCTGCCACCAACCTCCAACACAAACATATTGCCGTTCAATTCAGCTACTACAGCCCAGGCAATTTCGTCATGGCCGCGACCAGCAGGGTCAATAGCTAACACACACCGCCAATGGTCTTGCCTTGAAATCCAGCCATTCTGAAAAATAGGCCGGTGGTAGAAGCGATCAGCCCCCATGCCAAGGCATACAAGCTCTTGCAGGCGGCAATCAGGCTGTGCTGACCACACCACGGTCTCTGGCAACGCTGTGCCATCTATATCCATTACCAACAGATCACCCAATCGGATGGGGAATTTATCCAGGGTGGCAAGTCTGGTATTAAGCAGGAACTGCAACAGGAATGTTGAACGGGTCATGGATGCCTGCCTTTGCAGGATGTCCTCATGGCTGAACCGTTCAGGGTCAGTTGGTTCATTCACCAGGGCTGGGTCATCCAACAGCTCCTGAAGCATGGTTGGGTCTAAATTATCTTCATAACAATCAAGCTCTTCTGGGTATAAAGCAGGCCAATAGCGAGCCGCGTACCCACGCTCTCTAACAAGCCTCAGATAGATAGATGTCTCAGTGTGTGGAGTGCCTAGATACAACACCTTCCGGGGTAATAGCTGACCCTCATCAGGTTTGATGATTGACTCGATTTCAGTAACAGCATGGGCAACCCGTTCTTGCTTCAGCTGGGTAATGGTTGTTTGGATGGTTTCAATGTCATCCAGGATGGCGCAGGTACAACGCTGACCAGTGGTTTGACCCATGACACCCATCGACCTAACTGATGGTGACTGCTCAACCGTGGCAGGGCCAACATCAAAAGCAATGTTGGAGTAACGATTGGTAGGGCTTGGTTGTAGACATTGAAGTATGTCAATCTCACTGATTGCTTTCAACATGAATTGAGAGAAATCAGTAGCCTTAACAGCAGTAGCTGATACAATTAGTATCTTCTCATTGCAATCCATCCTCAATCGCCACAAAGCATAATAACTAGCCAGCAGGGATTTGCCTAAACCACGGAATGCAACAGTAAGCGACTTTCTGGGTCCGTTTTGCATCCAATCGCAAACGCTTACCTGCTGTTTGGTTGGTGTATCAGCTAAGCGCTGTTCTCTCAACAGATAGCAAACAAATTGTGGGAAGCTATGCAAAGCCTCAGGTAATGGCTCCCAGCTGTTCATCCCCATAAAGAAAACCCCCCATAACCACTCAAGGCTACGAGGGGGTTTTCCCGTTCAGCCATCACACCCGCAACAGGAAGATGGCTTACCTATCCAGCCTACTTCCTGGCTGGTGC